GACCTTAACGACATGATCGAAACCTACAAGGAAAAGCTGGCGAAACTATGAGTGACGAGATTGACCGCGCCAATGATGAAGCTGACCACCACGTGAATAGGTTGGTTAAGTTAATCAGGACGAAAGCGGAGTTAAAGAAAGGAACGCCAGGCGAGTGTGATTTATGCGGGGAGCACTCTATGCGTTTGGTTGAAGGGGTTTGCGCCCCATGCCGAGATAGGTATAAACTTAAATGAGAATCGCCAAGAAGGATTTATTAAGTTATCATGTTAAGCGGGTTCCGAGATGCGCTACTCAAGAGCAGTTTCAAGAATGGAGGAAGGCGGCAGCGTTTTATAAACCGCCCTACAATATCTGGTTTTGCCAGGACTGCACACCTAGTTTTCAGCGTTATAACCTAAAGAAAGGAACGTGCGACCACGAATACGTCCAGTTTTACACAAAGAACGGTGAAATAGAGGGATTCATTCCCCAGTCTCAAACAGAGAAGCATAATCAGCGATTACTTAAATACGCGAGGGAACATGAGCCAAGCGCTTTCGATTCTGAAACACCTCCAGAAATCACCGATAACCTCGATGGAAGCCTTCCAGAAATACGGGGTGACGAGACTTGCGAGCCGGATTTATGACTTAAAGAAAGAAGGCCACGAGATCGTAGGTTATATGAAACCTGTAAAAACCCGCTACGGCACGACATCAGTTAAACAATATAAACTTAAGGGAAACAAATGAAACCAGTCGAGAGGATTCTGGAAGCTCTGAAACAGGGTAGCTTTACGGCGAAGCAATTACAGCAGATGACCGGATGCCAGAATATCCACGTTATCCTGAATTACTTGACGAAAAAAAATAAGATAAAAAAGGAAAAAGGCCCAAAAAACCTAGAATCAAGCGGCCCGAAAGCTGTTTATTTTTACAGTCTGACCGCAGCGGAAGCGGTAGCGGAGACCGCGAGCCAAGATGCCTAAAGGTAGACCTAGTAAGCCCGACAGTAAATGGTTAAAACGAAGGATAACCGAAGCTGATCGGGCTATCTTACTAGCAGCTGGACATGGGAACATCAGCAGGGGATATCACGAGGTTTTAAGTTTCTATGCCTACTTTTACAGACTAGGTTACAGACCCCATTACCCTAGAGAAAGCCTTACCGTAAGTATCTGTTTAAACAATACGGATTCGCAGTTACGCAAGCTATGGTGGAATGATAAGAGTTACAAAGAAAGGCCTCGCTTAAACGCGGCCGAGGATTCGCCAGAATCGCCTATAAACGCAGCGCAGACCGCGAACCAAGCATGACTTCGCCCCGAAGGGTAGGATAGCTCTAATCGAATCCTAGAGAACCCAGGGTAAAGAGAGCCTATAGAGTAGACGACACAATCGAAGACAGAAAAGATAAAACAGGCAGCAAAGATAGTTAAAGCGTAAGAGTGAGGGATGCAACCTCGCCCCGCCCATATGTTAGTAAGCGCTAACTTACGTTAGTGACCACTAACATAAGCCCAAAAAAAAGGGGAGCCGAAGCCCCCCGATTGATTCGATTAGGTTTTTATCCGCGTAAAATGATGATTACCAGCGCGATCAGTGCGTTAATCAGCGCGATCATAGGCTGATCCACAGCGCAAAGAGTATCCATGCGCCTAGCAGCGCACCAGCTAAGTATTCCAGAACAGCGTGAAGTTTCGGGTTCATGTCTGATAATCCTATGTTATTGTGCAGTGCAACCAAGGGGCAAAATGCCGAAAAAGCCGGGAAAATACCCGGCTCTTTGTTGCGGCGCGTCAATCTGCCAGGCGTTCCATCTGGTCTCGGCGGTCCAGCGCGTCTTGTTCGTTTTCAGCGTCTTCGATGTAATGCTCAGCAATGTCATACCAGCAGACTTCACGCAGCGCCGAATTGAACAGATCATTAAACATACCGGAAGACGGAATGTTCTGCGCGGCTAGTTCCGTGTAGAACTGCTCCATTTCGCAGCTTAAATCATAGGTATCGCGCAGTTCTGCGGCACGCTCCCGCCAATGCTCGGCAGCGCCATCGTTATCAATCCACAGATTGACTAGCCAAGTCTCGTGGTTTTTCCAACCGTTGTATTCAGTGCTCATTTAAGTCTCCATGTCTGAAAAAGGCGCAATACGCGCCCCACTGCGCCCCTCGAGGCGCAGCAGGCCGAGCACTATGCTGCTATAAAATTGGCGCAACGCTCGCGGCGGCGAGAATCAAAACCCTGCGGCTTTCTTTGGCCGCGCCGCAATAGAATGTTAATGCTGAAACCCTCCCCGCTTTCAAATTTACGGCTCTTAATGAGTTCGCCGTGAATTTGTTTCATGCGGTGAATCGCAGAGTCTAGCGTCCCCTCGAACTCCTCGCCATGAACGGTCGACATAGGATAAGTCATAACCAATCCCTCAACAGGTCCGCGTTTTGAGGGGCTTGCGTGAATCGTAAACTTATATTGTTTCATTGTTTTCTCCATATCTGAAAAGCCGGAAACCGTCCGGCGGCGGTGACTACATTCTGCCGCGGCGTTTAACAGTGTCAAGCTGTTCATTTATACAGTCCCGCACCATTCCGCGCCTGCCTGTATATAAGCCAGTTTCGTGCCAGACTGTTAAATCATTGATTCCATTGGGAACTGTTAAATCCTGCGCCAATACGCGGTGACAATTTTCGGCACTTGGTGACGATCAGCGGCAGTCGGTGACAATTTTCGTCACGTTCACAGCCTGGTCGTTAGTGGGTGGTCACTAACATAGGGGGGGGGAGGGTCGGCGCTGCGAAGAAAAATTGCAGGTACCCCCCCGCCACAAAAAAAGCGAATTTAGGTTATTCTTCCTCATCTCCACCTTTTTTAAAAAAAAATGGAAACTGCGACTATTGAGGTAGATGAAGTCTTGAATGAGAATCGTTCTCAGAAGAAGAGGGGACGACCTAAGGGGTCTGTGAAGATGACTTTACAGAGGGTTGCTCAGAACCCGCATTTGCTAAAGACTGAGGGGGATAAGTTAAAGGAGCTTAAAGATTTACTGATAAGCTCAAGGGGGAAGGATGTCGTAGAGAAGGCGTTAGAGATTGCGATGAACGATGAACACCCTCATCAGGGTGCGATGATTAAGCTATGTGTAGATAGGTTACTGCCTTTGAGTATGTTTGAAAAGGAGAAAGGCCAGAGGAGTGCGGTGACGATTAACATTACTGGCTTGGATACTAGTCAAGTGATTGAAGGTGAGAAGATTGGCTAGCTTTAATACATATTGGAAACAGCATGGCTGACCTTAACTTTAGTTTACTGCCCTGGCAGAAGGATGTATTTCAGGATAAGACGAGGTTTAAGGTTATCGCTGCTGGTAGGAGATGTGGGAAGTCTCGTCTAGCGGCTACGACTTTGTTAATTGAGGGTCTTAAATGTCCTCCAGGGAGTGCGGTGTTATATGTTGCTCCTACTAACGGACAGGCTAGGCAGATTATCTGGAATGTTTTGTTGGATATTGGAAGAGGAGTTATAGCGAGTAGTCATATAAACAACATGGACATCACTTTAATAAACGGAGCGATGATCTATGTTAGAGGTGCTGATAGACCGGATACTTTACGGGGTGTGTCTTTAACCTATGCAGTTTTGGACGAGGTAGCGGATATTAAACCTGAAGCCTGGGAACAGGTTATACGGGCGTCTTTATCTGACAAACGCGGTAGAGCGATATTTATCGGGACTCCCAAAGGGCGTAATTGGTTCTATGAGTTGTTTAAGTTAGGTCAAAGTGAAAAAGACGAGGAATGGAAGTCTTGGCACTTTACGACTAAGGACAATCCTTTAATAGACCCGAAAGAGATTGAGGCTGCGAAGAAGACCTTAAGTTCGTTCGCGTTTAAACAGGAGTACATGGCATCTTTTGATAACGCCGGTAGTGACATATTTAAAGAACAGTGGATTAAGTTTGGGGATGAGCCTACTGGAGGGAGTTATTACATTGCTTGTGACTTAGCTGGCTTTGAGGAAGTAGCTAAGAACAAGGGTGGGAATCAGAAGTTGGACGAGAGTGCTATTGCTGTTGTTAAAGTAACAGAAGACGGGAATTGGTTTGTTCAGAAGATTGAACATGGTAGATGGGATATCAAAGAGACAGCGTTTAACATTATTAAATGCGCGAACGACTACAAGCCTATGAAGATAGGCATTGAGAGGGGATCTCTGAAGAACGCCGTACTGCCTTATTTAAGTGATTTAATGCGTAAATATAATGTATATTGCCACATTGAAGACTTGACACACGGAAACAAAAAGAAGACTGACAGGGTAATATGGGCTTTACAGGGAAGGTTTGAACACGGGAAGATAACCTTAAATAAAGACTATGACTTTGATGAGTTTATCGACCAGTTGCTGATGTTTCCTTCTAAGGGTGTGCATGACGACTTACCGGATGCCTTGTCTTACATAGACCAGTTAGCCGTAACCTCTTACTTTGAGGATGAGTCTACGGACGAGTGGGAACCGATTGACATAATTGCGGGTGTTTAATATGGAAAATTTCGAGCAACCGTCCGAAAAAGACAACGAATTAGTCGCTTTTGTTGTAAATCACTGCGATCGGTGGCGAGATTATCGAAATTCCAACTTTTTAGACGCCTGGGAAGAATACGAGCGTATTTTCCGTGGTGAATGGGCCTCCGATGATAGAACTCGGGAGTCTGAGAGGAGTAGGTTAGTCACTCCTGCTGCCCAACAAGCTGTAGAAACCCGTCATGCTGAGATTATGGAAGCCATCTTTGGTCAAGGTGACTTCTTTGACATTGAAGATGACATAAAAGACGTAAATGGTAATCCTCTTGACGTTGAGATGATTAAAAATCAACTCATGGAGGACTTTAAGGTAGACAAAATCCGCAAGTCTATCGACCAGATCGAGTTAATGGCCGAGATTTACGGTACGGGTATTGGTGAGATTGTAGTCACTACTGAGAAAGTCTTTGAACCTTCTACCCAACAGATCCCAGGACAACAAGTCGCTGCGATTGGAGTAGTAGAAAAAGACCGTATCGGGGTGAAAATCGTCCCGGTAAACCCTAAAAACTTCCTGTTTGACCCCAATGGTACGTCCATTGATGACTGTTTGGGTGTTGCGATTGAGAAGTATGTCTCAATTCATAAAGTCGTCAAAGGACAAGAGGATGGAGTCTACAGGAAAGTCCAGATTGGCACTGCTCCTGAAGACGATAGGTTAGAGCCGACTCAAGAGTTAGTCCAGTTCCAAGACGATAAAGTTAAACTGTTAACTTACTATGGTCTTGTGCCGCGAGAGTATATCTCTGGCAAAGAAGAAACCGTAGAGTTGTTCCCAGAAGACTCGATTCAAGACGAATACGATGATCTTGTTGAAGCAATCGTTGTAATTGCAAATGACGGGACTCTCTTAAAAGCCGAAGAATCCCCGTACATGATGAAAGACCGTCCTGTGATTGCTTATCAGGACGATACTGTACCCAATCGTTTGTTAGGTCGTGGAACGATTGAGAAGGCTTACAATATGCAGAAAGCCATTGACGCTCAGGTGCGTAGTCATCTGGATTCTCTGGCTTTAACGACTTCTCCGATGATTGCGATGGACGCTACTAGGCTTCCTCGCGGGATGAAGTTTGAAGTTAAACCTGGAAAAGCCATTCTGACGAACGGCGCTCCTAACGAGATTCTCTATCCGTTTAAGTTCGGAAATACCGATCCCAATAGTCTTGCTACCGCTAAAGACTTTGAGAGGATGCTCTTACAAGCTACGGGTACTTTAGACTCTCAGGGTATGGTATCTCAAGTTTCAAGGGACGGCAATATGTCCCTTGCGGTGGCTACGATTATCAAGAAGTACAAACGGACTCTGGTGAACTTCCAAGAGGACTTCCTGATTCCGTTTATCCACAAAGCCGTTTACAGGTATATGCAGTTTGACCCTGAACGGTATCCGTCTGTGGATATGAAGTTTATTCCTACCGCGACTTTGGGAATTATCGCTCGGGAGTACGAGCAGCAACAGTTTATCGGCCTCCTCCAGACTTTGGGGCCAGATACGCCTGTTCTTCCGGTAATCCTGAAAGGTATCCTTGCAAACTCCAGCCTGTCCAACAGGTATGAACTGATTGCCATGCTTGAGCAGATGGCTCAACCTAATCCTGAAGCGCAACAGCTTCAGATGGCGAAAGAACAACTCGCTATCCAGGCTGCTCAAGCGCAGATTGCTGTTCAGACTACACAAGCAGAACAGAACAGGGCTGAAGCTACGAAACTGGCCGTTGAGACTCAATTGCTTCCCAAAGAAATTGAAGCCAAGACCCTTTCGGCAGTCACCAAGAACTTACCCACTAACGACGATCTTGCGTCTAAAGAATTTGATAAGAGGGTCAAGATTGCGGAACTCATGCTAAAGGAGGCGGACATCAAGAACAAGACGAAGATCGTCGAGTTGCAGATGGCCGATAAACTCTCAGCCGCCGCCAAGACGGAAGAGGACTTTCTGAACGAGTTGACCAACGGCCTCAAGCAAAATGCCTAACGTCAAAGACCTCCTCCGCAAGATCGAATCTGGCGACATCTCCTACGAGGAGAAACTCGCCGCGCTCTCTCAGGTCGAGGCTTCCCTTCAGGAGCTAAAAGCCAAGAAGGAGGAGCGCGTCAAGTTCAATGTGCAGTTGATTATTGATGAGATCAACAAGATCAGGCAAGAGACGAAAGCACAACTGGACTACGCCAGGTCTATCGTGCCAGAGCGTGGGCCGAAGGGCGATCAGGGTGACCGCGGGCTGGACGGTGCGCCAGGCCAAGACGGTGCGGATGGCAAAGACGGCCGCGACGGGCGAGATGGCAAGGACGGTCAGGACGGTGTTTCTGTCACCAACGCCAGCATCGACTTTGACGGAAGTCTTGTTTTTTATCTTTCAGACGGAACGGAAATTAACGTCGGAGAGATTGTTCCGGTTGACATCGCAGAGAAAATTAAAGTTATCAACACCATGTCCACCAACGCATCGGTGGAGATTAAAGATGAAGGCAACGTAATCACTAGTGGTGTTACGAGCATCAATTTTACTGGAAGCGGAGTTACGGCTACCGCTTCTGGAGACTCTGTAACTGTTAACGTAACCGGTGGAGGTGGAGGCGGGGATGTCTCCGGGCCAGCATCAAGCGTTGCAAATAATATTGTATTGTTTGATGGCACTTCAGGAAAACTTATTAAAGACGGTGGGAAATCGTTGCCGTCTGGAAGCGTTGTAGGCACAACTGACACACAAACTCTAAGTAGTAAAAGGGTTAACCCTCGCGCCGTTTCTGCTGGCTCTACATCAGGAAATTTGACGCCAGACGGGGATGCGACGGACGTTTTTAATGCCTTTGGTTTAACTGGCGCGATTACTATGTTAGCGCCAAGCGGAACTCCAGTAGACGGGCAAAGAATAATTCTTCGCTTTGAAGATAATGGAACCGGAAGGGCTATTACCTGGACTACTACAAGCGGTGCATACAGGGCCGTTGGAATTACGCTGCCAACTACCACTACAGCATCTAAGATAACTTATGTAGGCTGTATTTACAATTCTACCGATGTATTTTGGGACGCTATAGCAACAGTAACACAGGCTTGAGAAGACTAAATGAAGATCGACTTTGAATTTGAAACCCCTCATGGCAAGTTTGCGGATGCCCTGCATCTGCCTGACAATCACACCTTCACGGATGCCGAGATTAAGGCGATGAAGGTTCAGCGCAGGGACAACTGGATTGCTGTGGTGACTGCGCCTCCTGTTGAGGAACCCGCTCCTGAGTTCATCGAGATTGATGGCGTCAAGTATGTAAAGGCGCAGTGATATGGCCGCACGATTTTGGGTTGGCGGGTCGGGAACTTGGAGTACAACAAATACTACAAACTGGTCTGCCACTTCAGGTGGGGCTGGCGGCGCGTCTGTTCCAGGCGCTGCTGACGATGTGACCATTGATGGCAACTCTGGTTCGCCCACAGTTACCACGAACTACAACGCATCTGTCATTTCAGTCACAATTAACGCTTCTGCTGCAACATTGAGTCTTGGCGGCACATTGACTTGTTCTGGCGCGATTACCTTAACCGCTGGAACCTTCACCACAAATAACAACAACGTCACTGCCACGACCCTATCGTCCAGCAACAGCAACACACGGACGATCAATCTGGGTAGCTCTACGTTGACGTTGAGTGCAAACAGTAGCCCAATTACATTTGGAATATCTACCAATCTAACTTTTAACGCTGGCACATCGTCAATTATTTGCAGTGGACTTGGCAATAATTTTGATGGTGGAACTGGTCAAACTTTTTACAATGTTAGTTGGACTGGCACGGCAACAGGGACAAAGGGTATTGTAGGAGCAAACACTTTTAACAATTTGACGGTGGCTGGCCCTGCTTCCGCTGGAGTTATTGAATTTACTTTTTCTGCTCGACAAACCATCAACGGAACTCTGTCCACCACTGGCACAGCAGGAAACCGTCGGGTCTGGTTCCGTGGTACAACCTACGGCATTGCTCAAACCCTGACCGTCAACAGCGCACCAAGCCTGACTGATGCTGATTTTCGCGACATCTATGTGATTGGCACTGCTGCACCGATCAGCGGCACTCGCATTGGTGATTTGCGCGGCATCCGTGGGATCACTGCGTCTACACCAAAAACAGTTTATTGGGTCACTGCGGCTGGCGGTAACTGGTCAGGAACAAACTGGGCAGCAACATCTGGTGGTGCGGCAAGCACAGACAATTTCCCGTTGGCTCAAGACACTGCTGTTATTGAGAATACTGGGCTGAACACCAGTGCAACGGTGACGGTTGATGCGGCTATTGGCGCGTCTGGTTTGGCGTTGCCTACGGTTAACATGTCAACAAGAACCAATGCAATGACATTGGCAACCGGATCGGTAAATCCCTTTGTTTATGGCAATTGGACAAACGGTTCTGGCACGACCTTAACCGGAACCGGAACCTTGACGTTTTTTGGAAGAAATACGCAGACAATTACAAGCGCAGGTAAAACATTTGCCCAAACAATCACTATTGACACCTACGGCGGTGCCGTCGAACTTGCTGATGCGCTGAACATTGGCACAAACACTTTATTGATTGTTACCGGCACGTTTGACACCAAAAACTACAATGTGACTGCTGGAACTTTGTCTTCCAGCAACTCCAACGTCAGGACGATTACGTTGGGAAGTAGCACGGTGACGTTGAGTTCGTCATTGTCCGTTGTTTTGACTACAACAACAAACCTGACATTTAGTGCTGGCACATCTCAAATCACTGCGTCAAGCATTGGTGGCGATTCCACAGTTTTAAATTCTGGTGGGTTGCAGTTTTACAATTTCACTATAACGACCTTAGCAACACCACTTATAACCATAGCTGGTGTAAACACATTTAATAATTTAACTTTGTCTGCTCCAGCAAGCGCCGGGGTTCAAAATTATATTTTTTCGGCCAATCAAACCATCAACGGAACTCTCACCGTTGCTGGAGCCACAGCAGTTCGCCGCATTTTCTTGCGCTCTGACACCCTTGGCACTACCCGCACCCTGACGGTTGGTACGCTCTCCGCAACAGACTGCGACTTCCGCGACATCACGATTGCTGGCACAGCGTCAGGATCATCTCCAACACGCGCAGGGAATTGCGGCGGCAACTCAGGCATTACATTCCCTGCGGCAAAGACGGTCTACTGGAACTTGGCTGGCGCTCAGAACTGGAGTGCAACGGGATGGGCTACAGGATCGGGTGGATCACCTGCGGTAAATAACTTCCCGCTGGCACAAGACACGGCAGTGTTTGATAACACAGGATCGGTGACGGGCACGATCACGATTGATACTGCTTGGAACATCGGCACGTTTGATGCCTCTGCACGTACCAGTGCAATGACGCTGACTACAAGCACAAACGCTCCAGTTGTTTACGGTGATTGGAAGTTTGGAACTGGAGTGACTAACAGCAGCACAACCGGCACGATCACATTCGCTACTAGGGGTACTGAAACAATCACCAGCAACGGTGTAACGTTTGGTTGCCCAATCACAATCGATTGCGCCACAGGCACTGTAAATCTTGCAGATGCACTGTCTTTAAACTCCGCACGAACCCTGACCCTGAACAGCGGTACGTTTGATGCTGTCAGCTACAACGTGACGACGGGGTTGTTTAATACAAGTTTTTCAAATACTAGAACTTTAAAAATGGGTTCTGGTACTTGGACGTTATCGGGAACAGGCGCAGTTTGGGCATCAGCAACAGTAACTAATCTTGCTTTCTACAAAGGCACAGCAAACATTGTCTTGTCTGATACAAGCGCCTCTGCTCGGACAATTACAGGTGGGGGGTTGTCTTTTAACAAGCTGACCATTGGCGGCGCAACGGGCACATCAACACTAACAATTTCGCAAGACAACCAGTTCACCGAGCTTGCCTCCACCAAAACCGTAGCCCATACCATTGCGCTTGGTACAACCTCACAGACGTTCGGCAAATGGACTGTTACTGGAACTGTTGGTAATTTAGTCACGCTAACGGGGACTGGAACCTCTCACGTACTTGCTGGCGCTTGCACTTCTGGTATTGACTATATCCAGATGGGGAGCATCGGTTTTGCCGCTACATCTCCGGGCGAGTTTTACGCTGGGGCTAACTCTACTGGGTCTGCCGGAGCACCTGTTTACCGTACTGCTAAGCCCGCAGATTCCACCCGCTACTGGGTTGGCGGGACAGGCAACTGGTCGGACACTGCGAGATGGTCTACTGCTTCAGGCGGTGGTAGCGGAGCTTCAGTTCCCAGAAGCCATGACGATGTCGTGTTTAATTCTTCGTCAAACGCGACTGCGTACACCGCCACGGTAAACGCAGTAACCGGCGGAATCAGGATGAAGTCGCTTACCATTGCTGGCCCTGCATCTGGCAACGTGACATTGGCTGGATCAACAGCAATAGACGGAATTCACGGCAACGTGACGCTGCCAGGAACGGGACTGACAAGGACATATACCGGAGCAATCACGCTGTCTGGCTCGTCTACTGGTCGGACATTGACGACGAACGGAGTGGCGCTGCAATCTAGTTTGTCTGTTAACGGGGTCAGCGCGGAGTGGGCACTGGCAGATGCTTTAAATAACACTGGCAGTTTTACGTTTTTAAACGGATCGTTTGACACTGCAAACTACAATCTAACCTGCAACACTCTTGTTTCAGATACCTTACACAGCAGAAGCATTATCCTTGGTTCTTCAACAGTTACCATTGCCTCTTTCAACTTTGGCAGCTCCGAAAGCGTACGGGCCACTTTTACGTTTAACTCAGGTACGTCACAAATTAACTCAAATGGAACAGGCGTTACTTGTTCTGGCAACAACCAAACTTTTTACAACCTCAGTTTTACTGCAACAACTATAGCCTCTATTGATTTAAACGGTGCAAACACCTTTAACAATCTGTCCGTTGCAGGCCGAACCTCTGCTGGCATCGCCAACATCAATCTATCCGCTAACCAAACCATCAACGGCACTCTGACGCTCTCCGCAGGCACTAACGCCACAATGCGGACTTTTGTGCGCTCAGACACCATCGGCACAACCCGCACAATCACCGCAGCGGCCTTCTCAGGCACAGACGTTGATTTCCGCGACATCACCATAGCTGGAGCTGCTGCTCCTGTAAGCGGTACTCGATTGGGTGACTGCAAGGGCAACAGCGGGATTACGTTTCCTGCGGGTAAGACGGTTTACCGTGTAACAACCGGAGCAAACTGGTCATCATCTGCTAGTTGGTCAAATACATCTGGTGGGACGGGAGACGACATTTATTTCCCGCTGGCTCAAGACACCGCCATCATTGAAAGTACTGCTCCGGCCTCAGGATCGACACTAAACCTCAACGCCGCCTATAACGTTGGCACCATCGACATGAGTGCCCGTACCAGCAACACGATGACGCTGGCAACTAGTACAAACGCACCAACGATCTACGGCAACTGGATTAATGGAACAGGCACTACGCTGACGGGTACTGGGACGTTGACGTTTGCTGGACGCGGTAGTCAGACAGTCACAAGCGCAGGAAAGACGTTCCCGCAGGCCGTAGCCATTATTAGTCCGGGAGGATCGGTAACACTCCAGGACGCCTATACCGGGTCGGCCACGAGCAACACAATTCAACTGCAAGCAGGTACGTTTGACGCAAACGGGTACAACGTAACACTGTCTGGCCCTTTCCTAGCCAATTACACGGGAACAAGAACTGCTGCAATAGGCTCTGGAACCTGGACGCTTTCTGGGGCCACTGCTGGGGGTGTTTGGAATGCAAGCACTTCCACAAACCTCACCGTCACAGGCACAGGAACTATCAGCCTGACCAGTGCATCTTCCAAAACCTTTGCGGGTGGTGGCCTGTCCTACTCTGGCATCACCGTTGACCAAGGCGGCGCAGGTACGCTGACCATCACAGGCAACAACACATTCAAAGACATCACCAACACATACAAAGCTACTGGCGCAACTAATATTACGTTGGGGACTACTACTCAGCGCGTGTCGCAGTGGACTGCCGCTGGCGAAGCGGGTAGGCTTTTGACGATACAAGGCACTTCTGCTTCCAGCCCTGCAACCTTAATCCTTACTGGAATTAACGATCCTTCCGTTGATTACTTAGCTATAACCGGGGTCAGAGCATACAACCTTACCGATACCTGGTATGCCGGGACAAACTCTACCAACAACGGCAGTTTGGGTTGGTATTTTGAAAATGCTCCAATACCTCCTGCTGTTGGCACTGGTATGTTTTTAATGTTTATGTAAGGTTATTTAATTAAATGACTCCAGAACTTCAAAAATACTACGAAAACCGCTTTTCTATGATGGCTACGGAAGGCTGGAAAGATTTAATAGAAGATGTTGAAAAGATCAGAAAAACATTAAATAATATCGCTGTAATTGAGAATGAATCTCAGTTACAATTTAATAAAGGTGAGTTAAGTATCTTGGATTGGCTGGTAAATCTGAACGAGATCAGTTCCAGGGCTTACGAGGAATTAAATGAAAAGGATGTATGAATTTGTCTGCGAAAGCGGACATAGGCTAGAACGCTACGTTGAGTATCAACACAATAGCGTTCAGTGTGACTGCGGCGCGGCAGCTTCCCGCGTCATTTCAACTCCGTTTATTAAACTTGAGGGGTGGTCTGGTTCGTTTCCTTCTGCACATGGGAAATTCGATCGGATTCACCGCGAAAAGTTAAAAGCGGAACGTAAAGCAAACTCATAACCTATTTGGCGAGTTTAATCTCCCATAACCAGAAAGGCGGGAAAGGTATGTTAGTTGACAATAATGTTGACAGCACAGACGAGGTTCTTGATAAGGTGTCGGAAGTATCTGATCTGGAAAAGACTGTTGAGGAAGTTTCCAACGATATCCCTGAGAAATACAAGGGTAAGTCGCTGGATGACATCATTAAGATGCACCAAGAAGCCGAAAAGCTGATTGGGAAACAAGCTCAAGAAGTCGGAGAGGTTCGGAAACTTGCCGATGACTTAATTAAACAAAACCTTGCAGGGCAAAAAACTACCGAAGCAAAAGAACCTGAAGTAGATTTCTTTGAAGATCCCAAGAAAGCCGTTGCTAATACTGTTGCTACTCATCCTGATGTTATTGCCGCAAGACAGGCTACTCTGGAACTGAAGAAGATTCAGATTCAGCAAAAACTGTCCTCAGAACATCCTGACTTTATGGACGTTGCCCGCGACCCTCAATTCGCGGAATGGGTTAAATCCAGCAAAGTCCGTTTAGACCTGTGGGCAAAGGCAGACGGCGAGTATGATTACGACAGTGCTAACGAATTGCTTTCTACCTACAAGCAACTTAAAGGAATCGCCGCCAAAAAAGCGGAGCAAAGCGGAGATAAAGTCCGTAAACAGGCTCTAAAAGCGGCATCTGTTGATGTAGGTGGTTCGGGTGAATCTTCAAAAAGAGTCTATCGAAGGGCAGACCTTATCCGTTTACGAATGACTGACCCTCAAAGGTATGAAGCACTCTCTGACGAGATCATGCAAGCATACGCAGAGGGTCGTGTACGATAACTCAAGGAGATTAAACCATGCCGTTTCCTACCCCAGCAGTAACCACCACCACCGCAGCAACCTTCATTCCGGAAATTTGGAGTGATGAGATTGTTGCCGCGTACAAGAAAAACCTTGTTGCGGCCAATCTGGTCAAGCGTATGAACTTCAAGGGCAAGAAAGGTGACACCGTTCACGTTCCTGCCCCGACCCGTGGTAGCGCCAGCGCGAAAGCGGCTTCGACCGCCGTGACGCTGATCGCCGCGACGGAAACCGAAGTTCAAGTGCTGATTAACAAGCACTATGAGTACTCGCGCCTGATCGAGGATATCGTTGAAGTGCAAGCTCTGTCGAGCCTCCGTTCTTTCTATACGGAAGACGCTGGCTACGCCCTGGCGCGTCAGGTTGATACCGACCTGATTCAACTGGGCCGCGCTTTCAACGGTGCTACGGTTGGTACCGATGACTACGCCACCGCTGCCGCCACCACCAAAGCCTTCATTGGCTCTGATGGCACGACCGCGTACAACAGCAGCACCTCCAACGCCGCTGCTCTGACTGACGCTGCGATCCGTCGCACGATTCAGCGTCTGGATGACAACGACACCCCGATGGACGGTCGTTTCTTCATCATCCCTCCGTCGAGCCGCAACACCCTCATGGGTCTGGCCCGTTATACGGAACAGGCGTTTGTTGGCGACGGCAACGCGATTCGCAATGGCGAAATCGGCAATCTGTACGGTATCCCCGTGTTTGTTACCTCCAACGCCGACTTTGGCGCGGGTAGCTCGGGTGCCGACCGGATTTGCCTGATGGGTCATCGTGACTCGATGGTGCTGGTTGAGCAGCTTGGCGTTCGTTCGCAGACTCAGTACAAGCAGGAATATCTGGCGACGCTGTACACCGCCGATACCCTGTATGGTGTGAAAGCCATGCGTGCTGCGGCTACGACCGGCGCTGCGCTGTCCAGCTCGGCATTTGCCCTCGCGGTTCCTGCCTAATACAGTCCCCCCTCAGTCATGGGGGGGGATTCTTTAACTGTTTTAGGAGAATAAGATGCCCGCTGCTACTTCTGTTGTTTCTCGTCGCGGTAACGATCAGTTCCGTGGTGTTTACAGTGATACTTGGGAAGTATCCTGCGTCCTGAATGCAAGCAACCTTGCTGACGGTGCTGGTGAAACCAATACCATTGCTGTTCCCGGTGTTCGTCTTGGGGATATGGTTATTGGTTTTTCTTCCTCGGTTGATCTGGCAGGTATTACGGTTACGCCTTACGTCAGTGCTAGTAACGTGGTTTCGCTGCGTTATCAGAATGAATCTGGCGGTGCCGTGGATCTTGCGTCTGCGACCGTCCGTGTTGTTGTAGCTAGGATGGTGGACTAAAGGCGGGGGCCTCGGCCCCCGTTTTTTTTCGAGAGGAGATTATGGCTGTATTTAAATGTCTGCAAAGTGGCAATCTGGTGGAGTTTGTGCTTCCACACGATATAGAATCCATGAAGGGACACGCGGGATATGTACGGATTGACGCTGAAGAAAAAGAACCGGAGCAGCGCGTAAACATCCCGATGCTTCCCCCAAAGAAGAAACCTGGTCGGCCTAAGTCTATTTAAGGATTTATCATGGGTTTATTTGGCTATAAGTGTCCTGTTGCAACGCAAGATGTTCACATAAACTTAAAGAACAGGAACCATGCTTTTAAAGAGTATGGTTACGGCCCTGCAAACCCGATGGAGCCGAATGAAGCGTTTTGGCTGAAGAAAGCCAAGATGTATAACAGTCCTACCGCAGAGGTCAAAAAGATGCGCTGTGGGAACTGTGCTGCGTTCATTCAAACCCCTGAGATGATGGATTGTATTAAATCAGGGATGGAACATGGCGAAGAAGATAACGGCTACGAGGAAGAAGTCGTAGAAGCCGCGAAACTTGGCTATTGTGAACTGTTCCATTTCAAGTGTGCTGCCGACCGCACTTGCGATGCTTGGTTAGTCGGTGGCCCTATCACAAGGAGTGAATATGAAGAAGAACGGGAAGAAAGTGGCGAAAGTGATGCGTGAATACAAAGCCGGTGGTCTGCATTCTGGAAAGAAAGGCCCGGTAGTTAAATCCCGCAAACAGGCTATTGCCATCGCCCTGTCTGAGGCTGGAATGGCGAAGAAGCGCAAATGAAGGCCGGACTGTACGCAAATATCCACGCCAAACGCGCTAGGATCGCCGCTGGCAGCGGGGAACGCATGAGGAAGCCCGGTACTAAGGGCGCACCCACTGCGAAGGCTTTTAAGGCCGCTAAAAAGACCGCTAAACGAGGTCGGTAATGATTAAACGCGGGAAAGAGCAGTTTCAGGGGTTTAACAAACCCAAGAGGACGCCGGGGCACCCTACTAAAAGCCATGCGGTGCTTGCCAAGTCCGGAGAGACTGTTAAGTTAATCCGGTTTGGTCAGCAGGGTGTTTCCGGTTCCCCCGCAAGGGAAGGTGAATCCGCTGCTGATAAGGCTAGACGGAAATCGTTTAAGGCTCGTCATGCCTCGAATATCGCTAAAGGTAAGTTAAGCGCGGCTTATTGGGCTGATAAAGTCAAGTGGTAAATACTCTGTAACTCTGGTATTTTCCTAATATTCAGGTGACAACCCGCGTCGGGCCTCCTAACCAAAAGGATAAACGATGCGGGAATATTCTGTAGGCGCAACCCCCACCGCAGGATCTACTACGACACTGTACACAGTGCCGACGGGGTATCGCGCTCTTTGGAATCTTTCCTACCTACATAATACCAGCGGTAGCACCAAGAACTGCACGTTGTCTTGGTTTGATTCCAGCGCGTCATTGACGTATGAGATTCTTAGTCAATATAACTTCAGTTCAAAAGAATATCTGAAACTGGACGGTGGTGCTTATGTGGTTTTGGAAGAAGGCGACCAAGTTAAAGTCACTCCAGAAGCAGGGAGTACGTTTACTGTCGTTTTGACCTTTGTTTTAAAGGGTAATCAACGAGAATGAGTACAACTTACCTACAAGCAGTTAATGACGTTCTTGTTCGGTTACGCGAGGCCCAGGTATCGACCGTAACCCAAACCACCTACTCAACCCTCATTGGTAAGTTTGTCAATGACGCCAAGAGGCAGGTAGAGGACGCCTATAACTGGAATGTTTTGCTAAGTAACGTAAATGTTACTACGGTAGCTGGAACCAGTAGTTACTCTGTAACTGGGAGTGGAATGAAATTCCGGGTTGCAGACGCGATCAATGTTACCGCTGAAACTCCGCTGTCGAACATTTCATACGCTGAAATGAATCGGTATCTTAGTTTTGGCACTCCAGCCCAAACTATTCCTACCTACTACGCATTTAACGGTGTGGATGGAAGCTACGATACTAAAGTTAATGTATTTCCTGTTCCTGATACCGCTTACACTCTGAAGTTTTCCCTGGTTATCCCGCAGGATGTGTTAAGCAGTGATTCGACTGTCATCTTAGTCCCGTCCGAGCTTGTCATCCAGAATGCTTACGCTCGTGCATTAGTGGAGCGCGGTGAAGATGGTGGACTTAACAGTTCTGAGGCTTACAACCTGTATCGTCAGATGCTTTCTGACTACATTGCTTTAGAAGCTACCCGCTATCCTGAAGCGCAAGAGTTCATCGCTATCTAATGGCTCAACCTATACAAATATTCAGCATCGCGGCCCCAGGGTTCTTTGGGTTAAATACCCAAGACTCGCCGCTAGATCTAGCCGCTGGTTTTGCGTTAAACGCTACTAATTGTGTCATCGACCAATACGGACGTATCGGTAGTAGAAAAGGATATGTCAAAGTAAATTCAACATCTGGTGCGTTAGGGTCGAACGAAGTCCAGGCTTTGCATGAGTTAATCGAGGACGATGGCACCAAGACCGTCCTGTTTGCTGCAAACAACAAGCTATTTAAGTTGGATTCTAGCAATGCCGTAGTGGAATTGACCTACGGGGGCGGGGGTACTGCTCCGACGATTACCGCGAACAACTGGAGCATTGCGACACTTAACAATATCGCATACTTCTTCCAGACCAGTCACGACCCTTTAATCTACGATCCTGCGGTTAGCACGACTACCTACCGCAGGGTTTCAGAAAAGACTGGTTATGGCGCTACTGTGCCTAACGCAAATATCGTTCTGAGCGCATACGGACGGTTATGGGCAGCCAATACCGCTACTGACAAGACGACGATTTACTTTTCTGACCTTCTTGCTGGTCATGTCTGGAATACCGGAACCTCTGGAAGTTTAGATATCGCTAGGGTATGGGGTGAGGGTGTTGATGAAATACAAGCACTGGCTTCTCATAACGGCTTCCTGTTTATTTTTGGCCGTAATCAGATTTTGGTTTACGCCAACGCAACGACTCCAGCAGACCTGGTAATCTCCGACTCAATTATTGGAACCGGATGTATCGCAAGGGATACAGCAAAGACCATAGGTACCGATGTGTTGTTTTTGTCAAACACTGGCGTCAGGTCTTTGATGAGAACGATTCAAGAGAAGTCTTTACCCTTCCGCGATCTTTCTAAGAATGTCCGCAATGACCTGATGAGCATTGTGGCCGGTGAAGACTTGAGCAAGGTTAAAGCTGTGTTCTCAGAGAGAAACGCTTTCTACCTGCTTACTCTACCATCTGTTAAACAGATTTACTGCTTTGACACTAGAGGACAATTACCAGACGGTTCTCTGAGGGTGACTGTCTGGAACTCGATAGACCCTAAGTCTTTCTGCTCTAGGTCTAACGGAGATCTTCTGTTCGGTAAAACTGGCTATGTGATGAAGTATTCCGGTTATCAGGATGACGGTTCATCCTACCGGATGCAGTATTACACCAACCACGCAGACTTAGGGAACATATCTCAAACGTCTATTCTTAAACGTCTGTCCATTGTTGTGATTGGCGGGACGAATCAGATGGTGACGTTTAAGTGGGCGTTTGATCTTAGTGGAAACTACTTGTCTGACAACACTCAAATTCCTACTCAAGGTATCTCAGAGTATGGAATTGCTCAATACGGTGCAAATGCTGTCCCTGTGTCTTACTACAGCAACGGACAACTGATCCAGACCCTTACTGTTTCCGCGTCTGGAGCAGGTAAGCTAGTCCAGAGTGGATACGAAACAGATATCAACGGCGCTGCGCTGAGTATCCAAAAGATCGAAATCCAGGCCAAAAACGGTAAATATAGCTAGGAACAACCATGTCAAACTACACCAAGAGTACTAACTTTGCCACCAAAGACACTCTCCCGTCTGGTGATGCAAATAAGATCGTCAAAGGCACTGAGATTGACACCGAGTTTAATAACATTGCCACCGCGATCGCTACGAAAGCAGACCTTGCCAGCCCTACTTTTACTGGCACTGTTACGATTCCTACGCTGTCTGCGACTACCGCAACCTTATCGAACGCTTTAGGTGTTGCATCTGGTGGAACTGGTCTTGCTAGTTACGCAATTGGCGACCTTATTTATGCCTCTGGCACCACCACTCTTTCCAAGCTGGCAGACGTAGCCACAGGCAATGCTCTAATCTCCGGGGGGGTAGGTGTAGCACCGTCCTGGGGGAAGATTGCTCTGACTACCCATGTTTCAGGAACCCTTCCTGTTGCCAATGGCGGCACTGGAGCCGCGACGTTAGCCGCTAACAACGTCCTTCTCGGGAACGGCACCTCTGCCCTGCAAGTCGTGGCCCCTAGCACCTCTGGAAACGTCTTACAGTCTGACGGTAGTACTTGGGCGTCTGTAGCTAAGATTACGCTTGGGACTGCTCAAGCAACCACCTCTGGAGTATCCAAAGAATTTACCAGCATTCCATCATGGGTTAAGCGTATCACCATGATGTTTGATGCGGTAAGCACCAACGGAACTAGTGATTTAATTATTCAGATTGGGTCTACTACTTACACGACCACTGGATATGATTCTTCTTTAGGCGCAATTGATGGGGCTACAGTTGGCGCAAATTCTAATACATCTGGATTTTTGATCTCTGTTACTCCTAGCGCATACTCAATCTCTGGCTCTGTCGTAATTACTTTAATGGGGTCGAATACTTGGGCTTATACGTCATCTGTCCGATATAAATCCTCTGCCGTTCAAATGGCTGCTGGCCGAGTAGCGTTATCTGGAGTGCTTGATAGGATTAAACTGCTTACCGCAAACGGTACTGATGCGTTTGACGCCGGTTCCATCAATATTATGTATGAGTAAGAAACCAGTAATCATCACCAATGATTACATTATATACACAGAAGACGTACATGGATTGTTATTCGTTCACATGGATGTTTTCAGGTGGACGAAAAGTGTAAAGAAAAATTTTACTAAAGTTTGGAACGATTGGGCTAAAAGCAAGAAACAACATATTTACGCAATGCCGTTTATAGACGATGAAAAGATGCGTAAATGGGCTGTGATAACTGGTTTTAAGGTAATCGAAAACCACAAGTGTTTAGATGGTGTAACTAGAAAGCTGTATCTCTGGAGATAAGATTATGGGTAATTTAGTAGGCGGCGCACTGAGTTTCCTCGGCGCAAGGAAAGCTCAATCCCAAGCGCAATACGCGGCAGATGTTGCCGCTAATGCTCAGAACGAAGCGGCCAGACTCGCGGCTGAAGAAGCTAGGTTCCGTCCGATTGGGATTACCACTAGGTTCGGGTCATCTCAATTTGGATACGATCCTGAGACTGGTCGTGTTTCCTCTGCTGAATACACAGTATCCCCTGAACTACGAGCTTTGCAAGACAGGATCATGGCCCTTACCGGCCAGAATCTTGCCTTCGCAGAACAGGCACCAGGTCTTTACGCACCTTTAACCTCTGCCGCCACCGGACTGTTTAACTTAGGTCAGGGATATCTTGCCGAGTCTCCACAACAAGCCGCAGAACGGTATATTGCACAGCAACAAGAGCTTTTGGCACCTTCCAGAGAGCGCCAATTTGCTCAACTGCAAAACCGCTTATTCCAGACTGGCAGGGGTGGATTAGCCGTAGGAGGGACTTCTGCTCGTCCTAGTGGCGCTGCTGGACTTGGCGCGGCTTCTCCTGAGATGGAAGCCTACTACAACACACTGGCTCAACAGGACGCAGCCCTTGCTGCTCGCGCGATGGAAGCCGGTCAACGTCAGACTTTATTTGGGGCGGGGCTGTTTGACACTGGCGCAGGATTGCTTGGTGGATATGGTCAAGGTGTTACTAGCGCACTGACTCCGTTTAGCACCTCTCTCGGAACGGTTGGCTCGATTGAACAACTTGGCATGGAGCCGCTGACGATTGGTTCTGCGTTAGGTGGAAGGATTGCTAATCCTCAAGGCGCTCAAGCATTATTTAGTGGCGGTATGACTGCCGCGCAAAACAGGATGGCGCCGATGGGCTTTAGTCCTCTGGCATCGTTCTATTCTGGCGCAGGTCAGGCTGCAAGTAGTATGCCGGGATTTAATTTCAGTTCTCTGTTTGGCAGTCCGGCATCACCAATATCTACCGTACCAGGATCTTTGGGTTCTGGAACCTTTGGTTTTCTTTGATAGGAAATAATCATGGCCCAAAGTGAAATCTTAGGTTTGTTTGGCCTTACGCCAGAATCTTACCAACAAGCTCAACGTGCGGCAGATCAGAGTGCTGCATTCCAATTCGCACAATTAAATCCTCTGCAAGCTGCAAGGATGAGTGCTTTCCAAGCCGGTCAAGGCATTGGTCGAGGTGTTGGCTCTCTGTTAGGCGTTGAAGATCCTCAGTTACGGATGATTGCTCAACAACAACAGATTCTTCGTAATGTAGACCAAAACGACCCTGAGTCTATCGCTGCTGGCGCAAGGATGGCGGCAGAAATGGGCAATCCAAGACTTGCTGCGGCTTTAGGTGACTTACAACGTAGAACTGTGGAATCTCAGGCTTTAGTTGCTCAACGTGAAGCTGCCGCCAGAAGGGAGCGAGTTCAACAAGTTCCAACAAGTATCCAAGAGGCACAATACGTTGCTGATCTTGAAGGCGCGAAAAGACAACTGGAAGGAATGCCTCAAAGTCCTGAACGTGATGCACAGTTAGCTACTATCAACGCTCAACTTGGACAACTTGTGCGACCTGAACGCACGCAAAGAATGAATTATGGTGCAGAGGCAGAAAGAAAAGCGATGGAGTTGTTCGGCAAGCCTTTCAGTGATTTAACTCAAGATCAAATGAGGACAGTTAATACCGAAGTAAACAAATCTGCATCATCAAGAGCGCCTCAAGTTAACGTAAATATACCTGGCGTAAAAGAAGTTAAAGATTTACCTGCTCTTAGGAGAACAATACAAGATACTGTTAAGCATGATTTAGATGTCATAAGGGCAACTCAACAATCTCTTGAACAGCTTGATATTTCCATAAAGAAAAGCAACTTTGCATCATTTAATGCCGCAAGGGTTCAGTTAGCTAGGGCTATTGGTGGTGGTGGCGATCTGGCAATTAGAGAAATTCAAGCTGCCGGTGGCGATCCATCACTCATTGGAAGATTCCAAGATGTGGCATCAACTTTGTTTACAAGTACACCATCCATTGAAACGCAAAATCAAATTAAAACCACACTAAATGCTTTAAAAACCGTTGCTACAAATAGGGCAAATAATGAGCTACAAACGCAGCGTGACTTAGCTGTTGCCGCTGGATTTAAGCCGGCAGACATTAATAAGATTTTTCAATTTAAAGAACTTGAATCCGTTGCTCCTTCTGCCGGAACTAAAACATTAACTCCAGAGGAAAGAGCTGCGTTAATTAGGCAACTTGAAGCAAGAAAACCAACCGCAAGGTGATATATGAGTGTAGATTATTCAAAGTTGTCTGACGCTGAACTTCAAGCTCTTGCTGCTGGTGATTACACAAAGTTATCTGATGCTACTTTAATGGCATTGGCCGGAGAACCATCCGGTGACTATAAAGCAGAGTCTGCTCGAAAAGGTTTCGCTGGTAGCGTAGCGTCTGCTTTGGCCGCTGCGGGTTCAGCGTTGACTGCTGAATCTGCAATGCAACGCGCTGCCGCTAGATCTATGGGGGCTAATGTTCCTCCGGCTGAATTGGTAAGTCCTGGCAGGACGTTCGGTGAATTACGAAGCGCTATATATGATCCTTTGATGGCTGCGTTAGGATCGACCGGAGCGAAACCGCAGACTGGTACCGAAAGAATTATAGGTGCTGGAATTGAGGCTGTAACCTCTCCTGAGAGCTACTTGTTCCCTGCCCTCTCTGCGGCTAGGAGGATGGGTTTGTTCGGTCAAGCAATTACTCGACCTATTGAAGCTGCCGCGATTGGTGCTGGCGCGGAAGCAGGAGCGCAAGCAGGTGGGTTTGCTGGCAGGAAAGTTGGTGCTCCTACTGCTGGAGAAATTATCGGGAGTTTTATTGGCGGCGGCGCGGCTCAGTCAATGGCTGGATTCATACCCAGGGTTACTCCTGCTGCACAGGCCGTTAAATCAAAACTTGATTCTCTTGCCGGTAGGACTCCGCAGGATGAGCTTACTCGGGATATTGATACCCGCATAAACAACATCTTTGTAGCCGCTGCCGCAGCCGATCCTAAGTTTGCTTCAGTTATTGAAGAAGCGGTTAAGGCTCAAAAAGGCGTATCCATTAGAGCGCCAGGTGCAGAGGCTGTTGAATTGCCAATTAATGCTGTTTTGGCAAACAACCCTGTCATCAACAACTTTATTCAAGGATTAGCGGCAAAAGACCCGGTGTTCAGGGCCAACTACGCCAGTCAATTTGAACGAGCAAAGGCCGCATTGACGTTAAACCAGATGCGCCTTTTTGGAGATCCTTCAAAAGCACAGGTAAGCATTTCTGCTCCTAAAGTAGAAAAGCCTGTTGAAAGAAGGCTGCGATCTATTGATGAGCAAATTGCTGATATTTCAAAGATAGATACTGTAGATCCGTTTGCGTTTGGTCAGAGGATTTCATCTCTTATCGCTAAGAAAGAAGATGATGCAAGGGCTGTTGTTAGGCCGCTTTACCAAGAGGCATTTGATATTGCCTCAAAGAACAATGTTGAGTTACCTGCTAATTCTGTAGGAGACATATACAACTTTGTTGCCGGTGAAAAAGCCTCTGATGTTTTTAGGACTTTTCCTAGCATTTATGCAAAGGTTAAATCAAGGTTTTCACCTGCGGAGGTAGAGGCTCCGGTTATTCTTGGAGCTAGAGGCGAAGAGTTAACTGGCGGCGTTAAAGAAATGTTTGCTCCTGCTAGCGTTGATGATCTTGATTCTCTGAAGCGCGAAATCAATCGTCAACTACGCAAAACCAATGAGCCTTCTGAGATCAGGCTGTTAAGTACCTTGAAAGACAAAGTTAATTCCACTATTGAAAGCCTGGATGAAAACTTTGTCGCTGCTTACAAGAACGCAGACAGGGAATACTTTAGGCGCGTTGGACTTCCTTTTGACTCTTTTACCCTGCAAAACGTAGATAGGAAGAAGTTTAACGAACAGATTGCTCCTGCGATTATTGGGAACAAGTCTAATGTTATTGACTTTATAAATGCCGTTGGTGATGACGGGGTTAGGCTTGTCAAAGACGCATTCCTTGATAATTTCTCAAAGAGTGCTGTCAGAAATGACATTATCAATCCTCAACTGGCAAACAAGTGGATTGAGAAAAATAAAGGTGGAATGTCTCTTGTCCCAGGTCTTGAGGATGAGGTCAGGGGAATTGTTGGAGATGTTCAAAAACTTAATGATTATAAGAGTCGCCTTAACGCAAACTTTACTAAAGTTGCCGGTGACGAGTTATTGAGGCTTGAAGGTAAAAATACTCAGCAACTTGTTAACTCGATGTATGGTTCACGAGAGTTTACTGATGGGTTCTTGCGTAAATACGGTGGCAATAAAGACAACTTAAATGCCATACGCTCTTTTATGCTGGATGACATTGTTAACTCTGGCGATCCTCTGGCAGTCTTAAATGACCGCAATAAAGCCGCAATCTTTAACCGTGTGTTTGGCCCTACTTATTCTGAGAAAGTTAAAGATTTTGCTGTGGCATCGGATCGGTTAACTCGGGATATCACGAACGTGCCTTTCCGTGGAGAAACGGTGCCTAAGACTCCTATTGAGCAAATGATTGGCGTCCCTCCTGAAACAATTTTGTCTAGGTTCTATAACCCTGTTTCTGGCCCTGTTTATGCGATGAGTTATATCTTTAGTAAGTTTTGGGCAAAACAAGCATTAGAAGGAACAGAGCAAAAGTTAAAAGAGATATTGCTTAATCCTAAAGACGCAATGAAAGTTATGTCTGTTATTGCTCCACAAGCAAAAACGATTGACCCTAAGAAAGTAAAAGAAGCTACTGATGTTATGACTAGGTATGGGATTGATTATGTTAATTCTGCCACTAGAGACTTTTTAACTGGCGGTGCGCGTGGTCAAGTTCAGCAAATGCAAACCGAGGAATAATCATGGAAGATATTAGCCACCGTGAGATTTATGATCGTCTTATCGCAGTAGAGAAAAAGGTTGACCGAGTAGAAGAAAACACCAAAGGGATTGTTCAGGCTTTCGAGGCTGCGAAAGGTGCGTTTCTTGTTCTTGAATGGTTAGCTAAGTTAGCCAAACCTATTCTCTGGATTGCGGCTTGCGGTGGTGTTATGTATTCCTTTTATTTGTCTAGTAAAAACTTCATTTTAGGAAAGTAACCCGATGAACTGGCAAGACGTATTAAAGGCTGTAATTCCGATTGTGGTTGCTGCGCTAGCCTGGTTGTTAGGTGAAGTCTCCTCATTCAATACACGTTTAACAAAGATCGAGGGGCAGATGCCTGCTCTCATCACTCCGCAAGGCGTTCCGACGGATAGCCCGTTGTCTGCTGAGTCGAGGCACAAACTGAAGGAGCAGATTTACCATGACCTGCACGATCTTCAAGTACGCATCAAACTGATGGAAGAACGGCAGAAGGGAAGGACAAACTGAGTTGGTTGACCCCTTTACCGCATTAGCCGCCGTTTCATCGGCAGTTAATCTTGTCAAGAAAGCTATTAAGACTGTTGAGGATGTTCAGTCTTTAGGCCCAGTGTTGGGCAAATATTTTGACGCCAAAGCGCAAGCGGTTCAGGTTATAAAAGAGGCAAAGACTGGTTCGTTTAAAGGTTCTGCGTTAGGTAAAGCCGTTGAGTTAGAACTTGCATTAGAGCAAGCCCGGCAGTTTGAAGAACAGGTCAAGATGTTGTTTGCCCAAAGCGGAAAAATAGATGTTTGGGCTAGGATTGTGTCTCGCGCTAAACAGATGGAGATCGACGCTGCCAAAGAGGAGCGAAGATTAAAAATGGAGCGAAAGAGAATACAACAGGAAATTGAGAACTGGTTTTTTATCTTGTTATCTTTTTTTCTTACTGGCGTACTTTTCTGGATATTGTTCATGTTTGCGATAGAACTCAAAAAAATTTATTGATATGAATAAGGGATTTGTATGATTACCCTACTCTCTACTCTTGTATCCTTCCTGGCCGGTGGGCTTCCTAAACTCTTAGACTTTTTCCAAGATAAGTCTGACAAGAAACATGAGTTAGCACTTGCTAACTTACAGAAGGAAAAAGAGTTGGAAATGATTAAACTCGGCTTTGTTGCACAGCAGCGTGTCGAGGAAATCAGGACGGATCAGATCGCCTTACAGACCGCAGTTCAGGAGCGAGAATCACTCTACAAGCACGATATCGAGATCGGGAAGGGTGCGAGTCAATGGGTCGTGAATCTTCGCGCCTCAGTGCGTCCTGCCATTACCTACGGGCTTTTCCTGATCTTCTGCTTTGTGGAAGTTGCTGGTTTCTGGTACGCCACACAAGTCGACGCCGACTTTTCCGTGGTGTTAGACCAACTGTGGGATGATGAAACGCAACTGATTTGGGCATCTGTGGTAGCGTTTTGGTTTGGAACCCAGGCGTTTAGTAAGAAATGAAAGTCAGCCCTGAAGTCATAAGGGTTATTAAACACCACGAAGGAGTTAAATTTAAGCCTTACCGCTGTCCTGCATTACTCTGGACGGTTGGTGTAGGGCACGTAATCGACCCTTCGCATATATCTGTTCCAATCGAGTCTAGGAGGGCTTTGGCGATCCCCGAGGGCTGGGATAGGGTCTTGACACCAGATGAAGTGGATAAGCTCCTTACGGACGATTTACGCAGGTTTGAGCAGGGTGTTCTTAGACTGTGTCCTACTGGTCTTAATCAGTCTCGCTTTGATGCGCTGGTTTCCTTTGCTTTCAATGTAGGCTTGGGGAATCTCCAAAGATCTAGTATCAGGATGAGGCATAACCGTGGGGATTTTGAGGGTGCAGCGGATGCCTTTTTGATGTGGACTAAGGCCGGTGGTAGAGAGTTGCCTGGTTTAATTAAACGCAGGAATGACGAACGAGCCATATACTTAAATGCTAGATACCATTGAAGAATTGTCTAATGAGGTAATTGGCAGGGAAGTGGTATCTATCGAGGTCTATGAAGATGGGCTTCATTTAAGTTTGTCTGACGGGAAGGTTTTAATCCTTGTTGGAGCCGTTGGGATTGGATTATTAGAGAGTCCGGTGACTATCCAATGAACTATCAGTACCCGCTAGTTGAGATCACTTGGGACGATGCCTCTAGTGACGCGGGTTG